GGACAAGGGCGATGTGAAGGGCAGCGGCGCCATCGTTGACCAACCTGACAACCTGTTCCTGGTGTGGCGCAACAAGGCGAAAGAGGATGAGCGCAAGACAGGCGGGCATGTGAAGGCCGATGAGCCAGACCAGGTGCTGTACTGCAAGAAAAACCGCAACCACGATGGCCCCGGAGACGGCGAGCCGACCATCGCGCTTTGGCTTGACCGTGACTCGGGCCAGTTCCTGGGCAGCGCGCACGCCAGCCTGATGCATTTCAAGGCCTACCCGCACCGTGAACCGGCGCCTGCTGCTCGCGAATGGGAAGCCGCATGAACCACATCCCCCCATCCCATCACCCCCACCAACCCCAAGGAGCACCCATGTTTTCACTTCCCCAGTTCACCTACGCAACCCTGTCCAACCTGAACACCCGCGTCGAGAAGCACGGCGACGAGAGCGTCAGCGCCATCGACCTGTCGGTCGCCTACGACGCGCCGAACAGCGTGCTTGAGCAGTTCGAAGCCGGCATGCTGGACGCCTTCTACATGGCCGCCGAGGGCGCGGGCGATGTGCAGGCCACCATGGACGGCTTTGAGATCAGCGCCAAACCGCTGCTGCGGTTCAAGCATCTGGGCCCGCAGAAGGTGAGCACCGAGCTGGTCGGCCACCGGTTCTCAATCGACTACGGCCTGGACGAGGACAGCGCGCTGGTGCTCGACACGGTGAGCGTGGGCAAGTTCACGCTGGAGATGAAGGAGGGCGGCACGGTCTGCATGAAATTCCGCGTGCAGGCCAACAGCGGCCTGACCGAGCAGATCATCGGCAAGCTGGCCATGCTGATCAGCCAGGAGGTGAAGATCCAGCTGCTGCCGCCGAACGTGCGCCACGAAGAGCAGGAGCCCGGCCTGATCCTGCACGGTGCCGAGCAACCCGACGCGCCGCTGAGCGCCGAGGACGTATTCACGGCCGGCGTGGTGCCAGGCAGCGAAGCGGCGGTGCACTGACATGCTGGTGATCGGCTGCGATCCTGGCCTGACCGGCGCCATCTGCCTGCTGCAGGCTGGCCGCCTGCTGGAGTGCGAGGACATCCCGGTGACCGCCAACGGCATGCCCACCGGCAAGGTCTCTCGCTGGGTGGATGTGCAGGCCCTGGACGCCATGGTGCGCGACTGGAGCGTGCGCCACGACTTCGCCCGCGGCTTCGTGAGCGCGGCCATCGAGCGTCCCATACCCATGCCCAGCCTGCCCAGCACCACCACGGCCAGCAGCTTCGATACGTTTGGCGCTGTGCGCGCGGTGCTCGGGATCCGGGTCGGTGATGTGCACGCCGTGGTCCCGAGGGAGTGGAAGAGCTTCTTCGGGCTCAGCCCCGACAAGGACGCCTCGCGCGCCATGGCACTGACCTTTTACGCCGACGCCCCGGTCAAGCGGGCGAAGGACCACAACCGCGCCGAGTCGATCCTGATCGCGCACTGGCACATGAGGAACGCGGCATGAACGTCATCAGCAGCAGTTCTGGGAACGATTCCCTCGCCATGACTCAGTGGGCGCTGGAGAACGACGTGCCCGATCTGCATCATGTCTTTTGCGACACCGGGTGGGCGGCACCAGGCTGGATGCAGCGGGTTGAGCGCATTCACCGCTGGGCAGAAACCCAAGGCGTCAAAACCCACGTTGTTTCCAGTCTCGGCATGGCCGAACTGGTTCGCATGAAATCCGGCTTTCCTGGAAATGGGCAGCAGTTCTGCACCGCGCACCTGAAAGGCCTGCCGTTCTTGCAATGGATCGACGAAGCCGACCCAGATTGCAAGGCTGTGGTGCTGGTTGGAAAGCGCCGCGAGGAAAGCGACGCACGAGCGGGCACCCCAGAGTTTGTTTACGGCTCCGAGTACCACGGAGGCCGCAAGCTGTGGCACCCGCTCTACCTGCACACCACGGCCATGCGCAATGCGCTGCTGGCCCGCGCTGGTTTTGAGCCTTTGCCCCACCGGTCGCTGGAGTGCAACCCATGCGTCAACGCCAACCGGGCCGACTTCCTGCGCCTGACCCCTGGCGAGATTGAGCGCGTCAACGACCTGGAGGTGGAAGTGAGCCAGCCCATGTTTCGTGCCAAGCGGTTCGGCGCGCTCGGCATCCATGGCGTGATCGCTTGGGCGAAATCAGGCCGAGATCGTGGGGACATTGAAGAGGAAGAGGCGCAGTGTGCGGGCCTTTTTGGGTGTGGGCTATGAAGTGCGCCATCTGCAACCGCACGCTGACCCGCCCCAAGGTGACGCTGGGCGCGATGAACCTGGGCCCAAAGTGCGCCGCGCGCGCCGGCTTCATTGAGGCGCCGCGGCCCAAGGGCTCCCCATTGTTCAACCGTCTGCCGGTGGTGCGTGACAAGGCGACGGCTGACCTGTTCGCGGAGGCCGCATGAGAACCGCTTTCGACGTGGCCAGCCCGCGCCAGGCCCACGAGGCCGTCAACCACCTGTTCCAGCAGGTCATCAAGCCCCACACCCGCAGCGGTGCCGCCGGCCGGGTGATCTTCGAGACCGTGAACACCCACCTGCGCCACGAGCTGCGCAAGATGTTCCACGGCCCGATCCTGACCGACTTCAGCCAGCAAGTGCGCCTGCCCGACCCGGTGACCGGCAAGCTGGTGCGCTACAGCCCGCGCGCGTGGAAGCTGCACCTGAAGGATCTGTTCTGCCCGGCCCAGTTCGACGCCGCCGGCAAGGAGCTGGAGAAGTCCACCGAAGCGCTCAGCGACGACGAGTTCTCGGAGTTCATCCTGGCCGTGCAGGCTTATGGGGTGGTCGACTGCGGGGTGGTGTTCACGGAGAAGGACGCCTGAAATGCAGTCGAAAAACAAGAAGTCGCCAACCGTCGCCGAGGCCGAATACATCCGTCTGGTGGCCATTCAGCCCTGCTCAGTCTGCGACCAAGGTGGAGGCGAAGCCGCCCCATCCGAGGTTCACGAGATCGAACAGGGAAACTGGTGGCTGTCCATCGCCCTGTGCGGCGGATGCCACCGCGGCCCCATCAACGGCCTGCACGGTCAGCGCCAGCTCTGGAAGCTCAAGAAGCTGGACGAGCAGGGAGCGCTGGCCATCACGATTCGCCGAGTGTTCACCTCGGCTCCCAGCCTCGCGCGCGCACGCGCACATTTGGAGCCCCGCCGATGACGGATCAGACCCTGCCGCGCCTGCCCACCTTGCAGGAAGGTGAGCGCATCGACTGGGACCGGCTGCTCCTGGACATCCAGCGCAGCACATGGCTGGCCGACTCCAGCCAGCGCATGAGTCTGGAGGCCATCGCCGAGGCGTGCGGGCGCAGCTACTCGTGGGCGTGGGCTTTGAAGAACCTCCAGTCAGAGCCCAGGTTCCACGACGCGCTGATGCTGATCGGCTTGTGGGTGGAGAAGACCGGGGGCACGGAGCTGCCGCTTTATCGGGATTTCAACCGGGGGTGAGGCAGACACTGCGGCGGTCCAAGGGCAGCCCCTGCCCGTGTCCAGACCGTCCAGAAGGAGCCACCCGTGTCCAAAGCCTCAACCCCCCGTGTCCAGACCGTCCAGACGCCAGGCGTCGCCCCCCAGGTTGCCGAGGGTGAGGCTGCAGAGAACCTGGGCGACACGGCCGAGGCTTCGGTGGACCAGCCCGCAATGGCTCCCGACATCGCCGCCATAGTGCAGGCCGAGGTGGCCCGCATCCTGAAGGTTCAGGCCGACGCGCGTGCCCAGGCCGTGGCCAATCCAGCGGGCGCCGCGCCACTGCCCACGCAGGCCGAAACCTTGGCGCAGGTCAACGCAGATCCCAAGCGCCGCTCGGTGCTGTCGAAGGACGGCTGGGTCGTGACCAGCAAGCCTCTGGTGCAGGGCCGCGATGACGCTGGCTTCGCGAAGGCCTGAGCATCATGTGCACCGGACTTGAGGTCGCAGCCCTAGTGGGTGCTGGAGCGAGCACCTACAGCGCCATCGATTCCGGAAATCAAGCGCGCAAGGCCTCGCGCAACGCCGCCGAGCAGGCAGCCAACGCTGAAAAAGAGCGCAAGGCGGCTGCCGACAAGGCCGCGCAGGACGCCTACGCCAGCACCAAGTTTGCCCGCGAAGCCCTGCGCTCGAACTCCTTGTTCACTGGTGGCGGCACCACGGGAAGCCAGCAAACCCTGGGTGTCTGATGGCCGATGCGTCCAAGATCAAGCGCCGCCACTCTGACCTGACCGCTGCCAAGCAGCTGCACGAGCAGGTCTGGAAGGACTGCTACGACCTGAGCATGCCCGCCCGCGCGCACGGGCTGCTTTCCGAGATCATTACCGCCACCGACGCCCAGCAGCGCAAGGCCGTGATCTACGACTCGACCGCGCCTGACTCGGTGCGTGTGGGTGTGGCCACCGTCATGGGCGGCATGGTGCCCAGCAACGCGCAGTGGTTCTACCTGGACATCGGAGCCGGTGAGACCGACGCCGAGCAGATCTTCCTCGATGAGGCCGCAAAGTTCATCTGGGAAAACATCCACGCCAGCAACTTCGACGCCGAGGCATTTGACGCCATGCTCGATGTGTGGATCGCTGGCTGGCACGTCCTGTACTGCGAAGAGGCCGTGAACGGTGGCTTCTACTTCGAGACCTGGCCGGTGGGCGAGTGCGTGATCGGCTCCAGCCGCACCGGTGGCCTGGTCGACACGGTCTACCGCAGCTACCACTACACGGTCTCGCAGATGGTCACCGAGTTCGGCCTGGACAAGGTGTCGCCCAAGGTGAAGCAACTCTGGGACGCTGGCAAGTACGACGACAAGATCAAGCTGACCCACGCCATCGAGCCGCGCGAGGTGTACGCCAAGGAAGCGAAGCTGGCCGCCAACATGAAGTTCGGCTCCTGCCACATGGAGGTGGACAGCAACCACATCCTGCGCGAGGGCGGATACCACGAGTTCCCCTGCATGGCGCCTCGCTGGTCACGCCTGCCGAACTCGGCGTATGCCACCGGCCCGATGTCCGATGCGCTGCCCGATGTTCGAACCCTGAACGAGGTCACGAAGTGGACGCTCATGGGTGCGGAGACCACGCTGGCCCCGCCCATGATCGCCGAGGACGACGGCGTGCTGAACCCCAAGAACATCAAGATGGGCCCGCGCAAGATCATCGTGGCCAACTCGGTGGACAGCATGAAACCGCTGATCACCGGCGCCCGGGTGGACTTCGGGATGATGACCCGCGAGAGCCTGCAGGGCACCATCCGCAAGATCCTGATGGCCGACCAGCTCCCACCGGTGGAGGGCCAGAGCAAGACCGCCTACGAGTGGAGCGTGCGCGTGTCCATGCTGCGCCAGATGCTCGGCCCCATGTTTGGTCGCTTTCAGGCCGAGTTCCTGCAGCCGCTGGTGGAGCGCTGCTTCGGCATCGCATGGCGTGCCAACCTGCTGAGCCAGTTCAGCCTGATCGGTCGCCCGCCCGAGACCCTGCTGGATCGCAACTTCACGGTGCGTTACCTCTCGCCCCTGGCCCGAGCTCAGCGCGAGGAAGAGGTGGCCAGCCTGGACCGCTTCGAAGCCGACCTGGGCATGACCGTGCAGAACACCGGCAAGGCCGAGCTGCTGGACCTGTACGACTGGGAAGAGGGCAAGCGCCTGAAGTCCCGCATGCTTGGTGTGCCGCAGAAGCTCATGCGCGACGAGCGCAAGCTGGCCCAGATCCGTGAGCAGCAGGCCCAGGCCCAGCAGGCCGCGCAGCAGCAGGCACTGGCCACACAGGGACAGGCTGAGATGCAGGGCGCGATGGCCCAGCGCATGGCCACCGCAGCCTGATGACCGAGCCGATCGACGAGCGCCGCCGGCTGGCCGGGGTCTACCACGACATCTTCGAGGTGGACAAGCGTGGCGCGGCCATCTTCGAAGACCTGTACCACCGCTTCGCCAGCAAGGCCAAGGTGCACACCAACGGTGGCATTGACGCGGTGCTCAAGACATACCAGGACGCCGCTCACCGTGAGGTGATCGAGTACATCGTGACGATGGTCAACCGCGGCAACGGCGTCGACGATTCCCCAACCCACCAGGAGAACGACGATGAGTGAAGCCACGACCGCCCCCGCCGCAGCCCCAGCAGCTGCTCCCGCTCCAGCAGCCGCACCAGTTGCAGCGCCCGCTGCCGCACCGAGCGCAGCCCCGGCACCTGCCGCCTCTCTGTTCAGCGCTGCGCCGGCCGCTGCTCCTGCTGCAGAAGGCACGCCCGCCACTGGCCGCCCTGAGTGGCTGCCCGAGAAATACGCCGTGCTCGGTGCTGACGGCGCGCTCGATCTGCAGGCCTCCAGCCAGAAGCTGGCCGAGGGCTACGCCGCAGCAGCCAAGCGCATCGGCACCGGTGACCTGCCGCCAGAGACCCCGGACGCCTACAAGTACACCCCGCCCGAAGAATTCAAGGACGTGGAGCTGGACCCTGCACTGGCAGGCCCCTTTCGTGAGCGAGCACACAAGGCCGGTCTTACACAGTCCCAGTTCGATTTCGTCATGGGCGAGTACTTCAGCGTGGTGCCTTCGGTGCTCAACGCTGCGGCCAGTCTCACTGCCGATGAAGCGCGCGCCGAGCTGTCCCAAGTGTGGAGCACCCCGGCCGAGCTTCAAGGGAACATGACCGCCGCCGAGCGCGCCGTCTCCCTCATGCCGCCCGACCTGGCCGCCAAGGTCCGCGAGAAGTACGGCACCGACCCGCTGTTCTGGCAGTTCGCCGCGCAGTTCGGCAAGGAGACCCGCGAAGACCGTTCACCCGGCAACGCTGGAAGCCAGTCGCCAGTGACCGACGTTGAAGCGCTCATGCGCTCAGAGGCGTACCGCAACGCCAAGCACCCGGACCACGCCAAGGTCAGCGCCCAGGTCAGCGAGGCATTCGCCAAGCGTTCGGGCACCGCACCGGCGATGTGATCGCACGTTATCGGGATTTCAACCGCCCACCGGTCAGACACTGCGAGCCATTCAACGGGCCCGCTCTGGCAGGTGGACACCCCGAAATGCCCGAACAGCAGACGCAAGCCGGTCGACGCTGACGTAGTGATCAGGCCCGGGCAACCGGACACCCTGGATTCAAGGCTGAACCCTCATCAACCTCGGAGCCCAGATCATGCCCACGATCACCCAAGCATTCGTTACTCAATGGGACACCGCCATCCGCATGGAGGCGGCCCAGCGCGACTCTCGCCTGATGGCCGCAGTCACCGACCGCGGCAGCATCACCGGCGAGTCCTTCACCATCAACTTCCTCGGCGACGACGGCAGCCTGCTGGACGCCAACACGGTGCGCCACGGCGACACCGAGTGGAGCCAGGCAGAGCACTCGACCCCCATCGTCAACATGGCCGACTTCTACAAGGCCTTCCCGCTGGACCGCAACGACATCCCCAAGATGATCGTGAACCCGGTCACCGGTGGCGACTACATGGGCTTGCTCATGAACGCCAAGAACCGGCGCATCGACGACATCATCTACAACGCCGCTCGCGGTTCGCAGCTCAAGAAGGACGGCACCACCGAAGTGCTGCCTGCGGGCCAGAAGATTGCCGCCGGTGGCACTGGTTTCACCAAGACCAAGATCATCCAGACCCGTGCGCTCTTCCGCAAGAACGAGGCGGATGAGTACAACGGCGAAGAGCTGTCGATCGCCTACAACGACGTCATGCTCGAAGACGTGCTGGCCGACACCACGCTCACCAGCGCCGACTACATGGCCGTGAAGATGCTGCAGAACGGCGACATCAGCGGCAAGTGGATGGGCTTCAAGTGGATCCCGTACAACGGCATCACGCTGTCTGGCGGCTCCTACTTCACGATCGCCTGGGCCAAGTCCGGCATTCACTGCGGCAAGGGCTACGAAGAAGGCAACGTGACCCGCCGCGGCGACAAGAAGGACGCCTGGCAGGTCTCGATGGGCGCCTCCTACGGTGCCGGTCGCCAGGACAAGAAGAAGGTCGTCGAGATCGCCTTCGTCTAACCCACCACCAACCCGCGAATCAGGAGAACCCTCGTGAAACTCACTTACCTCATCCCGGCCCTTGTGGCCATCGCACTGGTGGCGTTCGCGCTGTTCCAGCCCACCGTGGTCAAGGCCGTTGGCGAGCGCGTGCACGATGCGCTGTTCACGCACATGGCCCGCTCCGGTCTGGTGCTGGGCATGGCCGAGATCAGCGGCCGCGCAGCCACTGAGATCGCAGCCGGTCGCAAGGTGCTCCCCGACACCCAGGGAGAAAGCGCCCGCGCCGTGTGCGAGATGCCGCTGGTGCACGCCGGCGCAGCGATCGCCGACACCATCGGCTTTGGCGTGATCCTCAAGAAGGGAACGCGCCTGCTGTGCCCCGTGACGCTGAGCAACGGTGCGGGCACCGCGGCGAGCACGCTGGCTGTGGGTCTGCGGCACCCAGTCACCAAGGTGGCCATCGATGCCACGGCCATCCTGGCTGCCACTGCGATCAACGCGGCGCAGACCGTGCAGGCCAACACCGGCACCAAGGTGACCGCAGGCCAGCGCTACGTGCTGGATCAGGACGCCGAGATCTACGGCACCGTCGCAGGTGCGGCAGTTCCGGCCAACCAGGCGATCCGCGTCGAGGTGCCTTACATCAGCGCCTGAACCCCCGGGGGATGGTTGGGTAAACAGCGGGGGCCATGGTGCCCCCGTTTTTCATTGGAGAGAACGAATGGCCACCGACGTCGAGATCTGCAGCAACGCGCTGCTCCTGCTGGGAGCGGCACCCATCGCCTCACTGTCGGAGAACACGCCGGCCGGGCGCATCGTCGCGAACTGCTACGCGCTGGCCAAGGCCGACCTCCTGCGCAGCCATCCCTGGAACTGCTGCGTGCGCCGCGTGGTGCTTGCACCCGAGGCCACCACCCCCGCCTTTGACTGGCAGTACCAGTTCGCCCGGCCTGCCAACTGGCTGCGCACCATGCAGATCGGCTACAAGGACCACCGCCTGGACTACGTGATCGAGGGCGTACGGATCCTGGCCAACACCAACGTGCTGCCCATGGTCTACATCGCCAACGTGACCGAAGGCGAGTGGGACTCGCTGCTGACCACGCTGATGGTCAAGCGCATGGAGATGGACCTGGCCTACCCCATCACCAAGTCCACCAGCCTGCGCGACTCCCTGAAGCAGGAGTTCTTCGCCAAGGGCGTGGGCATCTTCGCGCGGGCCAAGACCGTGGACGGCCAGGAGAACCCGCCCGAGGACTGGAACGACTCACCCTTCCTGAACGTGAGAGGCTGACATGCCCAAGATGCAGCTCATCACCACGAACTTTACAGCGGGCGAGCAATCGCCACGCCTGCGCGGCCGGGTGGACATCGACAAGTACAACGCCAGCGCCAAGCAGCTGCTCAACGTGGTGGTGTTCAAGCAGGGGGGCGCCACCATCCGCCCGCCCACGAAGTTCATCGGCGAGGTGAAGGTCTCGAGCGACACCGGCCGAATCATCCCCTTCGTCTTTTCGCGCAGCCAGGCGTACCTGCTGGAGCTCGGCAACCTGTACATGCGGGTGTGGAAGGATGGCGCGATCGTCGAATCCGCGCCCAGCGTGCCCTATGAGGTGGCCACGCCCTACACCGACGAGCAGCTGGCGGACATCGACTACAGCCAGGGCGCCGACACCATGCTGGCCGCGCACCCGAGCAACCCGGTGCAGGCCATCCGCCGTTTCGGGGATGCACGGTGGACCGTGAGCAATGCACCTTTCGCCCCTCCGCCCGTGGCCGAGACCGGCGACCGCGGCACCATGACCATGACGATCGACAACGTGGCGCTCGGTGTTGGTCGGACGCTCACCGCTGGCAGCGCCTTCTTTCTGGCCTCTGATGTCGGCCGGCGCATTTCCTGGGCGGGAGGTGTGGCGTTCATCACCGTTGTGGGTGGGGCCACCACCGCGACAGCCACGGTGGAAAGTGCTTTCGGGAGCCTGAGCGCCAACGGCACCGGCGGCCCATCGCCCATCTGGCTGCTGGAAGGCTCGCCACAAAACGACTGCACGCCCAGTGCCGCCTCACCCGTCGGGGTGGCATGCACGCTCACCTTGGGTGCCGCGGGCTGGCGCAGCGATGTCGTCGGTGGCGTGGTCGACATCAACGGTGGGCTTGTCCGCATCACGAGCTACACCAGCCCCACGGTCATCAGCGGCGTGATCGTGAAGGCACTGTCCGGCGTCACCCCGGCCCCTTCGAACACCTGGGTGCAGCGCAAAGCGGCATTCAACGCGGTCGACGGCTACCCCCACACCGTGACGTTCTTTCAGCAGCGCACCTGGCTGGCCAACACCGTGCGCTACCCGCAGACCATGTGGGGCAGCAAGTCCGGGCTGTTCTTCGACTTCACCCCCGGCGTGGAGGATGACTCGGCCGTCTACAAGACCGTGGACAGCGACGAGGTCAACTCCATCGAGTACCTGCACAGCGGTCGCAACCTGATTTCCATGACCCTGGGCGGTGAGTTCGAAACCCGCGGCGGCATTGAAAAGCCGGTCACCCAGACCAATGCAAACATCACGCTGCAGACCCGCTGGGGTTGCGACCGCGTGAGGCCCGAGCAGGTGGGCGACGATCTGCTGTTTGCACAACGTGGAGGCCAGACCCTGCGGGCAATCCGCGGCGACGAACTGCAGGGCTTTGTGGCGCTCGACGTGTCGGTGTTCTCCGAGCACCTGATCCGCCTGGGCATCAAGTCCATGGCCTTCGAGCAGACGCCCGAGTCGGTGCTCTGGTGCGCCACCAACGACGGCAAGCTCCTGGCAGTCACCTACAACCGCGAGCAGAACCAGGTGTCCTTCTGCAGCGGTGATGTGGGTGGCGAGGTGGAATGGGTGGCCACCGTGCCCGAGGGTGGGGGCGACGCCACCTATCTGCTGGTCAAGCGAACCATCGACGGCAGCGTGGTGCGCTACATCGAGAAGTTGGACTGGGGCAACTGGACCACCACGCAAGAGATCCGCAATGCCCACGACTGCCGCAAGGAAGCCAGCGGCGCGGCCTCGGCCACCTGGTCCGGGTTTGACCACCTCGAAGGCGAGACCGTCAGCGTGCTGGCCGATGACATCTACATCGGGGACCAAGTGGTCACCGGTGGCGCAATCACCCTGCCGCGCACCGCGACCAGCGTGTCGGTGGGTCTTCCCTATGTCGCCCGCATTCGGCAAGAACCGCCCGAGATCGCGCTGCGCACGGGCACTTCGCAGGGTCAGGCCGTTTCGGTGCACCGGGTGCAGGTGCGCTTCAACCAGACCGTGGGCGCCAAGGTGAACGGCACAGAGTTGCAGTTCCGCCAGTTCGACACTCCACTCACGCTGGACCAGCCGGTGCCAGCGTTCACCGGCATCAAGGAGCTGCCGAACTACGGATGGGACAACGGCGAGGCCGAGCTCTTGCTTGAGCAGGACCAGCCCTACCCGTGGACGGTGCTGGCCATCATCCGCGACATGACCGTGAACGAGAGCTGAACATGATCCGTCCGGCCAACGCATTCGACATCCCGGCCCTGCTGGACTTGGGCGAGCGCATGCACGCCGAGAGCCCCCGGTTCTCACGCCTCACGTTCTCCCGCGCGCGGCTGCACGACACGCTGCGCCTGCTGATCGACAACCCGATGGGCTTCGTGTGGGTGGCCGAGGAAGAGCAGCTGATCGGCGGCATGGTGGCCATGGCCTCACCGCACTGGGCGAGCACTGACCTGATCGCCACCGATCTCGCGCTGTTCATCGAGCCTTCGCGACGCGGCAGCCTGGCGCCGGTGCGGCTCATCAATCGATACCGGTGGTGGGGGCGCGAGATCGGCGCCGTCATCACGCAGGTGGGCTGCACCACGGGTGTGGAGACCGAGAAAACCGCCCAGCTCTTCGAGCGGCTGGGCCTGACGCGCTGCGGCGTGATTCTGGAGGCGTGATGTGCACAGGTGCTGAAATGATGATGATGGGCGGGCAGGTGGCCGGGGGGTTCTCGCGCATGGCGCAGGGAGACGCCGAGAACTCGCTGGCCCGGGCAGACGCTGCATACGAGCGCGACGCCTCCGAACAGCAGGCCGAGAAGATCCTGCGCGCAGCTCGCCGGCAGAAGGGAACAGCCCGGGCCGCCACAGGTGCCAGCGGAGCCCGGATCGACGAGTTTTCGCTGGGTGCTGAGCAAGAGATCGACACGCTGGCCAACGAAGACGCGGCCATGTCCATCCTCACGGGCAAGCGCCGCGCCAACAGTCTTGAGTTCGCTGGGGCTTCGGCCAAGCGGGCAGGGCGCAACGCCATGACGGCTTCCCTGTTCTCGGCCTCACAGACCGGGTACGACGGATGGAAGGGCGCGAAGAAGGCCGCGCCCAAGTCCGAGTTCTACGACGGCACCACTGGCGATTCCGCCTTCGGTTGAGGTACCACCATGGCAAAGATTCCATCAGGGCAAGGGTTCGGCGATGTGGTGGCTCAGCCCCAGCGCGTCAGCGGCACGATGTCGCGCGGAGACTTCGGCGGCGAGCTGGCGGGAGCGGTCGAGCAGCGCGGTGGGCAACTGGTCAACCAGGAGCGTCAGGAAGCCGCACGGGCAGAAGCCCAGGCCCGTGCCACGGCCGAGGCAGCCGAGCGCGCGAAAGCAGCCATGGCGCTGCAGACCATCGAGACCGATCTGGACATTGCCAGCGACGAGGTGGCCGAAGGCATCCGCACCGGTCAGATCGACAAGACGCAGGCCGGCGAAGAGTTCAAGCGCCGCACGCAGGAGCGCATCACCGCGGGTATGTCGAGCATCCCCCAAGCGCACGCACCCCTGGCACAGGCCTCGCTGAACAACCGCGTGAGCCGGCTGAACCGCACCGTGACCAAGGCCGTGACCGACCGCGATCAGCAGGACGTGCGTGCGGGCCTGCAGTCGCAGCTCGAATACGCGCAGCGCCTCTACCTCAAGGACCCGGGCGCCGCCGACCAGATGGTGAGCGACACGATCGAGGCGCTGGGCCCGTTCAGCGGTCTGAACCCAGCCGACCTGCAGAAGGCACAGCAGGGCTGGCGTGAGGGCACCCGCCTGAACAAGGCCAACGCCCTCGTGACTTCCGCGCGCCGCGACAACAAGGCCCTGGACGCCGTGGTCAAGCAACTGGACGGCCCGGAGTTCGCCGACCTGGACCCCAGCCGCAAGCAGACGCTGCTGGGGCAGGTGGAGGGCTATCAGGTCTCGAACATCCAGCGCGCCGAGGCCGATGCCCGCCGCCGCGAAGCCCAGGCCGAGCGCCAGTTGCGCCTGGCTGAATCGCAGTTCAACGCCGCGCAGTCGATCATCACGCAGGGCAAGGTGCTGTCCCCTGAGTACGTCGATCAGGTCTCCAAGGCCGTGGCTGGCACGCCCTACGCCGCCGCTCTGCGCGAAACTCTGACACTGGCCCCCGCTCGCGCAGCCTTCGGCATGCAGCCCCTAGCTGTGCAGCGTGAAACACTGATCGCAGCCCGGTCCCAGCTCAACGCCAGCGGCACCAACCCCGACGCCGAGAAGCGTGTGGCCGAGCTCCAGCGGGTGTACGACGCCTCGGTGAAGGACTACAAGGAAGATCCGCTGCTCGCCGCCCAGGAGCGCGGTGTGCTGCAGTCGATCACCCCGGTGGACACCCAGAGCATCAACGGACTGGTGAAGTCCATCGGTGAGCGTATCCAGCAGGCGGGCCTCGTGCAGCAGCAGACCGGCACCGCTGTCTCCCCGCTGCTGGCACAGGAAGCGGAGCAGGTGGGGAAGATGATCAACATCCTGCCGGTGGACCAGCGCGCTGGCGCCATCGCCCAGATCTCGCAGGTGCTCGGGCCACAGCAGGCTTCGGCCTTCGCCCGGCAGGTGGCCGAGAAGGACAAGGCCCTGGGGATCGCCATCGGCCTGGCCGGCTCCAAGACCACGCAGGGCCGCTACACCTCCGAGATCGTGCTGCGCGGCGCCCAGGCCATGAAGGACAAGTCGGTCAAGACCGACAACTCGGCAGTGACCGGTATCCGTGCCCGGGTGGCCGAAGAGATCGGGGACGCGTACCCCTCCGAGGATGTGCGCGAGACCATGATCGACGCGGCTGTGTTCGCCGAGTATGGGCTGCAGGCAGAGGGCTCGGGCGACCTGCGCCGGGCGGTTCGGCTGGTCACCGGCGGCGGCATCGTCGAGCGAGGTGGCCGCAAGGTCCCCCTGCCGCAGGGCATGACCCCGGAGCAGTTCGACACGCGCCTGCGCAACCTCACGCCGCGCGACCTGCGCTCCGACACCGTGGTGGTGGGTGGCCAGACCATCAGCGCCAAGGAGTTCATCGACCAGATCGCCGACGCGCCGCTGATTGTGCGGGGCAATGGCCGGTACGCGGTGCAGGCTGGTGGGGCACTTGCAATGCGCCCTGACGGCAAGCCCTTGATCGTGGAGGTGCGCTGATGCTGCTCGATACCTTCGAAGCCTCAATGGAGACAGCGATCAACGACATGGCGCAGCGCCCACGCACGCCAAAGCCACAGACGCCGGCATTCAGCGCGTGGGGCGTGGTTCGTGGTGCAGGTCGCTCGGTTCCTGCCGGCGTGGCCGAAACCGGAGCATCCGGCATCGAGCTCATGAGCGGCCTGTCCAAGGTGGACATCAGCGCCGAGACCATGCGCGCCAGCCAGACCGAAGAGGGTCGCATGGAGATGCAGCGCCGCGCGCAGGAGACGCTGGAAACCGGCTTCCGAGGTAACGACGTGTCGGCCAGCCTGCGCAACGTGGCCGAGGACTACATGCCCGACCCGCTGACCGCGCACGGTGCCGAGATGGCGGTGGCCGAGTTCGGACGGTTGGGCACCAAGGCACTGACCGCTGGCGTGCTGCTCGGCCCTGTGGCCGGCGCCATCGTGTCGGGTGCAGAGGAAGGCTTCACCGAAGCCGAGAAGCTGGCACGCCAAGGTGTGGACGTGAAGACCCGCACCAAGGTGGGCGCTGTCACAGGTGCACTGACCGGCCTGGGCTTTGCGCTCCCGGTGGCAGGCAAGACGGTGGCCGGCACCGTGGGCCTGGCGGTGGCCGGTGGACCTCTTTCATTCGCCGGGCAGAACGCCGCCACGCGCGAGATCCTGGACAACGCCGGATACGACAAGCTGGCCGACCAGTACGATCCCTTCGACCCGGTGGGCCTGACTTTGTCCACGCTGGTGCCGCTGGGCTTCGGTGCCATGGCCATGCGATCGGCAGCCCGTGCCCGAGGTGCCCAGGCGGTGGCAGACGCTCCCGCCAGCGCAGTGGACGAACAGCAAGTCGACGCCGCCCGGGTGAACCTGTTGCGCGAGAACCTGGATGCCCAGCGCCTCACGGGCACCGACAACATCCTTGGGGCTGAAAAGCACAACGCTGCGGTCGCACGGGCCATTGACCAGATGGCCGCCGGTGAGCGAGTGGATGTGTCGGACATGGTGGGGCCTGATGTCGGGGCAGTGGCCCGTGCCGCGCTTGACCAACGTGTGGCTGCCGTAGCTGAGCCGCCGGCGCGCACAGACCTGGAGATTCAGCAGGCGCTGGCCGAGCGCATTGATCGCGCGCCAGAAGAAGCGCTGGCCGAGTATTCCCGCCTGAAGGACACTGACGGCGGGCGCATCCTGAACACCGACGAGGCGCGCGAACTCTCCCCCGAGTACCGGGCAGATCGCACGCGATCGGCAGCGGTCCACGAGCCGGCCAGTGCCTTCGTCAAGCGCATCTATGCCGAGAAGCTGGCCAAACCCACACCGGACGGCTACGACCCAGTGGTGCTGTTCACCGCCGGCGGCACCGGGGCGGGCAAGTCGACCGCCTTGCGGGTCATGGGTGACGCGGCCTCTCGCGCGGAAATCATCTACGACACCAACATGAACACGGTGCCGTCTGCTGTGCAGAAGGTGGAGCAAGCCTTGGCCGCCGGACGCGACGTGCGGATCGCCTACGTCTACCGCGACCCGGTGGACGCGCTTGTGGGCGGGGCCCTGCCGCGCGCCACGCGGATGGGCCGCACGGTGCCTATCCGTGAACACGCCAGAACCCATGCCGGTGCGGCTGAGACCATGCGCGAGCTGGCCAAGCGCTACGCAGGCGACCCACGGGTGTCGATCCTGGCCATTGACAACTCGCGCGGCCGTGATGGAGTGCGCGCAGCCGAGCTCGCTGATTTGCCCCTGGTCGAATACAATGGGCTCGAAAGGAGTCTGCAAAATGCTCTCCAAGAAGAATTCGACCAAGGTCGTATCTCCCGGGAAATCTATCGTGGCACCGCCGGTTCAAACGTCGAAATTGACGCCAGAACAGCAGGCGCGGTGGGCGAGCTTCCCCAACGAGTTCCTGGACAGTCTCAAGAAGGGACTGCAGCAGGAACAGCCGGCCAGGCAGTAACGCCTGGGCCGGAGGGTGCAGCCCCCCAAGGCGAAGGGGGCAGTACCACCACACCCATCGAGTCTCCCGCTGTGGCCCGCGCGGCCATGGACCTTGAGGCTTCGAACCCCGATCTGATGGTGCAGCTTGACGGCATGGACGCTCCCGTGCGTCTGGCCGACTTGATGGCCCAGGTTCGGCAGGAGGTGGCAGACGATCTGGCCGAGGTGCCCCTGATCGAGACAGCCGCTACCTGCTTCCTCAGGTCATGAGTTCGAGGACCAGCACGATGCCGACGAGCGCCAGCACCGGCACCACGATGACCCCCATGGCCACGCCATATTGCTTGAGCGCAAACCATGCGTGTGACCGGCTGCCAGAGCCAGCCCACACCGCCAGGGGAATGATGAGGATGAACGCCAGGATTACCCCGGCGGTTTTGAGGAACGTCACATGGCGATGAAACCCCAATGCATTCAAGCTGTCAACCAGGCAGCCGGGCGGGCCCTGCGTCCCGCTGAGATTCAGGGCATCGAGGACCGCATCAGCGGCACCATGCGCCGCCTGGCCCAGGCTGACCCCGCCGGGTGGCGTGGCAAGTCGATCAACGACAGGGTGATGGAAGCCGCTACCACCGCCATGAAGGACCTGCAGGCCGAAGCCGCTCGCAAGGTTGCCAACGTGCAGCGCCAGGCCCTGGCCACCGCCGCCACCGCCCAGCGCCTGACCGATCTCAAAGCCAACATGAGCAGCGGCCAGAGCAAGGCCTTGGTGCAGGACATTGCCAACACCCAGCTGTACGCCGACGGCATCAAGCGCGAGAACGTGTCGCAGCTCATGGACCTCATCGACGCGGCCACCAGCAAGGAAGGGACCGGCATCGGCCGCCGCGCGGCCATGTTCCTCTTCGACGCCCAGAACCCACAGATGACCAAGGACCTGGTGAACGAAATATTCGCCATGGGGCAGGGCGGCACCGGCAATAAGGCAGCCCAGAGCGGCGCCAAAGCCTGGCTGGAAGTGATCGAGGGCATGCGCCAGCGGTTCAACGCCGGCGGCGGGGATGTGGGCCGGCTGGCCTATGGCTACCTGCCGCAGCCACACGACTCGGCACGCGTGCGCAACGTTGGGAAGGACGCCTGGGCCGCCAAGACCCTGCCGCTGCTGGACCGTGCCCGATACGTGCGCGAGGACGGCAGCCGCATGGCCGACAACGAGGTGCTGGACTTCCTGCGCGCCTCCTACGACACGATCGCCACCGACGGCCTGAACAAGACCACGCCGGGGCAGACCACCGGATCGGGTGCACGCGCGAACAAGGGCAGCGACAGCCGACAGATCCACTTCAAGGATGGTGACGCTTACACCGCCTACCTCTCGGACTTCGGGCGCGGCTCCATGTACGACGCAATGATCGGCCACGTGGGTGTGATGGCTCGGGACATCGGGTTGGTGGAACGCTACGGACCGAACCCGGAATCGCAGTTCCGCCTGCAGAACGATCTGGCCGAGCGTGCCGACCAGGGGATCAAGCGCAGCTTCGGCAACAAGCCTCAGGCCTACTGGGACCTGATGACCGGCAAGGCGGGTGCCCCGGAGAGCGCACGGCTGGCGCAGGTGGGGCAGGACATCCGCAACATCCAGACCTTCGGCAAGCTGGCCGGCGCGGTACTCTCCAGCATCACCGACGTGGGCACCCTGATGGTGACCGCGGGCTACAACAAGCTGGGCTACTGGCAGACCTTGAAGAACGTGGGCAAGCAGGCCAGCCCCGAGGTGCGCGAGTTCCTGACCTCGCACGGCTTGATCGCTGAATCCCTGCTGTCGGACCTGAACCGATGGGCCGGCGAGAACATCGCCAACAACTGGAGCGGGCGCCTGGCCAACTCCACCATGCGGCTGTCCCTGATGAACGTCTGGACCGACAGCCTGCGCCGCGGCTTCTCCATGACCATGATGCAGGGTCTGGCAAAGCTCTCGCAGACGAAGTGGGCCGACCTCACCGAGTGGGACCGCTCGCACCTCGGGCGCAAGGGCATCACCGAGGCCGACTGGGATGTGGTGACCCGTGCCCAGCTCACCGACTTTCAGGGGGCCAAGTTCCTGACGCCCGAGGCGATCGCGGCCAGCGGCGATGCGCGCTCGAGCGAGGTGACCGCCAAGATTCTGGGCTTCATCACCGACGAGAGCGAATACGCGATCATCAACCCCGATCTGGCCACCCGCGCCATTCAGACCTGGGGCGGTCAGCAGGCTGGCACCGGGGTGGGTGAATTGGCCCGGATGACCATGCAGTTCAAGAGCTTTCCCATCGCCATGATCTCGCGCCACTGGCGCCGGATGCTCGAAGGCGACCGCGGGATGGACGGCGCGCCCAAGCTGGCGAACAAGGCAGCCTATGCAGCCGCGTTGTTCATCACCACCACTGCGCTGGGTGCTGTGGCCTTCCAGTCGAAACAGGTGGTGCAGGGCAAGGACCCGGTAGATATGACCACGCCGAAGTTCTGGGCGCGCGCGGCCGCGCAGGGTGGTGGTCTGGGCTTCATGGGCGACCTGGTGCTGGGTGACACCACCGACGACCGCAGCCCGCTGGATTCGCTGAGCCGCATCACCATGGGCCCGACCTTCGGCAGTGCCGCCGACCTGTGGGAACTGACCAAGGGCAACATCGACGAGCTGCGCGCCGGCAAGGACACGCACGCCGGCGCCGAGGCGCTGCGGTTCTCCCGCTCCCACCTGCCGTACATCAACCTCTGGTACGCCCGCACGGCACTCGATCACCTGGTGCTGCACGGCCTGCAGGAGAACCTGAGCCCGGGGTATCTGCAGCGCCAGCGCTCGCGCCACCAGAAGGACTGGGGCGGCGGCTACTGGTGGGAGCCGGGTGCCGAGTTTGACGACATGCGCGCCCCGGATATGGGCGCCGCCATTGGAGAGTAACCATGCGACTTGATCAATTCGAGGCCTTGCAGCAACGCGCGGAGCAGCTGGTCGACCTGTTCATCAGCGAGAGCGACCCCGACAAATGGCCAGGCAAAGGGCTGGAGCCCGGCCAGATGGACCAGAAGACCCGAGGCGACCGGTACTGGTGCAAGAAAGACGCAGTGGCCACGCTCGCGTGTGCCCAGCGCATCGGCACGCTGGTGGATTTGGCACGCCGAAAGACCGCAGCCCATGAGGACACGCCTGATGCGGTGACCGAGGGCGAGGACGACCTGGACAAGGAAATCCGCGACGCCGAAAAAGAGGCCGCCAAGATCATCAACGGCGCAGCGTCCAAGGCCCGAAAGTCCGAGTTCGACAAGCGCGTCCATGGCAAAACGTGAGATTTCCTTCCCGGCGTTCTACCTGCTGTGGGCGAAGCACCAGCGCTGGAAGGTGCCAGCCATCCACCTGCGCGCTGCCCACTGGCTGGAGCACCGGAAAGAGCTGGCTGTATTCCGGGCCCATCGGGGCTTCAGCAAGTCCACGCTGCTGGCCGTGCACAACGCCTGGCGCTACTACCGCGACCCGCAGTACCGGATCCTGCACCAGTCCGAATCGGACCCCACCGCCTACAAGACCAGCCGCGACACCCAGAACGTGCTGCGCAATCACCCGCTCACGCGCGGGATGTTCCGCGACGGCGGTGTGCAGGAATGGTGGGTCTCAGGCTCCAACGACCCGCGCAACGCCAGCATGTACGCCCGGGGCATTCTGTCCAACGTCACGTCAGCCCGAGCCGACGAGTGCCAGAACGACGACGTCGAGGTGCCGCGCAACATCCAGACGCCCGAGGCCCGGGAGAAGCTGCGGTACCGCCTGGGCGAGCAGGTGCACATCCTGGTGCCCGGTGGGAGAACCCTGTTCGTGGGCACGCCGCACACCCACGACAGCCTTTACGACGAGCAGCAGGCCCTGGGCGCGGACTGCCTGACGATCCGCATGTTCGACCTTGAGCACCGCATCGACCAGGCCACCCGCGCGGCCTACGAGATCCCGTTCAAGCCAGAGTTCGTGTTCTCCGGCATCGGCAAGATGGCCCGGCTTCTGGTGGAGGGCCGGGACTACAAGCTGCAGGGCACGCGTCTGGTGTTCGCCGCTGCACCCGGTGGGTTGATCGACTGCTACGCCGGCGTGGCCTGGCCGGAGCGGTTCAACGGCAAGGAGCTGGAGAAGCGGCGCAAGAAGACGCGCACCATCAACGAATGGGACAGCCAGTACCAGCTGCACAGCAAGCCCGTGCACGAGGTTCGCCTGGACCCCGCGCGCATCCCGGCTTATGCCGTGCAGCCGCGGTTCATCACCCAGAACAAGCAGCTGACCTGCTGGCTGGGCAACGTGCAGATCGTGGGCATGTCCCTGCGCTGGGACCCATCCAGCGGCAAGGCCAAGAGCGACGTGTCGGCGGCCGTGCTGGACCTGCAGGACGCTGCGGGGCGCCACTACTGGCACAAGGCCGAGGGCCTGACCGGGGACATTGCCGAGACCGACCACAGCGGCAAGCGCATCACCGGCGGCCAGGTCTGGCAGCTGTGCGACCTGATCGAGAAGTTCCAGGTGCCGCGCGTCACGGTCGAGACGAATGGCATCGGCCAGTACGCCCCCTCGTTCCTCAAGATGGCGCTCAAGCAGCGCAGCCTGCGGTGCGCGGTCAAGGAAATGCCGGCAGTGGCCACCAAGAACCCGCGCATCCTGGAGGCATTGGAGCCGCTGATCCAGTCGGGCATGTTGTGGGCTCATGTGGACGTGCTCAACGGCGACCTGTGGGACCAGATGAAGGACTGGAACCCGGCCATCCGAGAACAGCCCGACGACCTGCTGGACGCTGGGGCAGGCGCAGTCACCGACCAACCAGCCCGCATCGGGCAGTTTGTCGGGATTTCAACCGCCCAGCAGAACGACGATTGGCGCCCAAGTGCTGACAGCCACACCTATGAGCTAGAGGCCTGAGTGCCCACGGCGGGCGCTCTCACCAAGAGAGGCCCACCATGACGGTCGTCGTTCAGACCCCATTCAACCAGCACGTCGGAAACGGTGTCACCACCGAGTTCGGCTTCACCTTCCAACTGCTCGACGCTGATGACTTGGTTGTCAGCATCAACGGCGTTGTTCAGGTCTCTTCGCTCTACAGCATCGATGGCTTGGGTGACCAGGCAGGCGGCAGTGTCACCTTTCTCAGCGCCCCCGCCAACGGTGCAGCGGTGCTGCTCTCGCGGGTCATTGAACTCACGCGGGCCATCGATTACCAGAACAACGGCGACCTGCGCGCTGACACGCTCGATCAGGACTTCGATCGTGTGTGGCAGGCGCTTCAAGGACAGGCCGCCGTTCTGGGCGGCACCATCCGGGCGCAGTATCCAGAAACCCTGACGGAACTGCCCGCTGCAGCTGTGCGGGCCAATCGTGTGCTGGGCTTTGACGCACTCGGCGTGCCGAGCCTGTACAGCCCGGCCACTGCCATCGGCGAAGCTGAGAACATCACATTCGAGCCTTACGGCACGTTGGCCGCCACAAACGTGCAGGACGCCATCCAAGAACTGCTCGATGAGATGGGCACCGGCATTGAAGAACTTGCCGACTCCGACGGCTCGTCGCTGATCGGCTTCATCAATTCGCCCGCCGGCTCGACAGCGCGCACCGTGCAGTCTCGGCTGCGGGACACGATCAGCGTGAAGGACTTCGGGGCGGTGGGAGACGGTGTGGCCGACGACACCACAGCCATCCAGGCCGCCCTGACCGCAGGCGGGCATGTGTATTTCCCGCCCGGCACCTACCGGATCACCGCGAGCCTGAACATTCCCGCAGACACGATCCTGCAAGGTGCGGGGCGCAGGCGGGCGATCATCTTCGTGGACGGTGCTGTGATCGGCGCCACCCGGATTTACGGCAGCAAGCTCTCCACCAACGTGATGCGCATCGAGGTGCGGGGCCTGGGCTTCAAGGGGTCCGCCACTGCTCTCGGTGCGCTGCACTTCGACAAGGGCGACGTGGTCACGATCGATGGCTGCGACTTCTACGATTTCACGGCAGTGGGTGGCTACGGGGTCAAGCTCACGAACGTCTATTTCTGGCAGATCTGCCACTGCAAGTTCGAGAACATCCACACCTTCGGCGTGC